TCTATTGTGCCCACCAATCTTAAAGTAAAAATCTCTCTTCCAGCATCTTGCATGATTTGGACAAGCCAATATATGCCTTATCGTTTTAGGATTTATATTAGGAGCTTGAACGGAATCATAAACTTTGCTTCCAATGTTTACTTTCTCATAAGCTCCATACCCATGCCCCCAGTCTTTCTCATACTTAACCGAAGCCCCACTCGCATGTACTTCTGCAAAGTCAGTATATACAAACTCAGCCTCAGGATGCTCCTTGAACGCTTTAACTACATCACACAAGGCATTAGATGTCAACTCATCGTCATGGTCTAATTCCACTAAGATCTCCCCGCTTGAGAGAGCACACGCATTGTATTTAACTTTTCCTATGACACCTGAGTTTTTATCAGACTTATAAACTGAAACTCTATGATCTTTTCTAACTATATCTTTTATTTTATTGAAAGTCACATCGTTGTCATCGCTATCATCGAATACAACCCATTCCCAGTTTTTGTGAGTTTGTTTTAGCAGAGAATGATATGGAACGCTTATGTTTTCTGTTTTGTACGTTGGTGTTATTACCGATACTTTAATCGTGGTATTTTTAGGATTTAGAGCGTTTGACATAAAACAATCAAAAGAAGATGATCCCATGTCCCTTAAATCATCTGTGTTTTTGAAATTAAGACACTTCTCAGCAACATGGCTTGAACTGTTTGTTAGATTTGGAAAATCATTCTTATTTCCTATTGTCAATATAACACTTGGGTTATGCTTAGATAAGATTGTCTGTAGATTATCATCAGTCAAATAACAATGGCAATCAAAATCTCCAGTTTCAAATTCTGAATGATACACAGAGGATTTTAAGCTTATGCTCTTGACTCCAAAAATACATACTACAGGCAATTCTCCTGACATTTAACAATCTCCTTTTAAAGGTAATATAACAACTCTTTAATCTTATTGCCATATTCTTCTACTCCGCTGGAGAAAACCACTTTGCGTTTTGTCTCTTTTAACTCAATTGGAATTGAATCTGACAAGTCTATACTGCTGTTGACTAAATCCGTTAAATCCCCTAATACTTCCCTGTCTGGATTGTTTACTACGACTTGTCCTCCAAGTGCTAAATGTCTCTTCACTTGCAGATTGTAGCCATCGTCATTGTCATCGTCATAATATCCGATTGCTCCATTCCTAATGTAAGTATTGAAATCATTTACGTTGAATAAATTAAATTCATTCCCTGACCAGCTTTGACATATCATATTCAATCCTTTGACCCTTAAATATGAATCAGGATTTATTGAATAGTTTAAATAGAAATTCTTTCTCTCTGAAAGCCTTCTTTCTCCAGAACTAAGGCCAAGAACTGGAGGATCTATAACGAAATACTTCTTATCTCCAAATCTTTTTCTGCAATTCCTTAGCGCCTTTTCATTAGCTACAACGATAATGTCATAATCTCTAACTGAATACACAGAAGAGTCGCCATACACGATTAAAACATTCAATGATGAATTTATCCATCTGTCTACTGGCCCAATTGAAAAAGAGACATCATATACTTTATTGAAATTCATATTCCAAGGACTCAATATGTCAACTGAATGCTTTCCAAAGATAGAAGCTATGAAATCAGCTTCTAAACTTGGAATCACTGTCTGAATTGCTATTCTCACTTATATCTACTTCATTTGTTTTGAGTTTAATATTTTCTTTATTTGAACTAACAAAAGCCACTCTGCCATAATCTCTTATTTGAATGCTGGCGAATGCTACTTTGTCAAACAAAGTAAAAGACCTATCAGAATCGAACATCATTGCAACTACTAATTCATGCTCCATCAAGAAAGCCTTTAAGGGAATGTAATCACTTCTTATATAATAAGCATTAAATTCTAAATCTTTTTGACTATGATCTGGAAAGAATATCCCTGTTTTTATTAACTTATTAATCTGTCCACTCTCAATATGGACATCATTTCGTGATTTTACGGAAAAAGTATTTTCAACAGGGGTTTCCACTCCATTTATTGTGTATATTCTTATTATCTGCCTCTTACTCATGGCTTTTTTGAATTGCTTGCTTTTACAGTTTTAAACTTATATAGCCCACAATCAACAAGATGAATTACTTCTCTAATGTTTCCTGTTCCATATACATCCTTCTTCTCAACCACAACATTGCTACCTTTGTTGCTCTCTCCGTTTAAAGTAGTTAGCAGTGGAACTTCCTTCATGAATACTTTATCGCTGTCAGTTTCTTTTCTTTTAAACTTCTTTTCAACGCCTATGTTTTTTAAAGACATTATGAATTCCTCATTCTTCTTCAAGAACTCATACTCATACAAGCCAATGTTTCCAGTATTTATCCCTGATACTAAAATAACATCACTCTTTAAGCTTAAATCTATACTGTTGACAATGTCAATAAAATTACTATCAGCTTCTACTGTGTCTTGAAGTAAAAAAACATAATCTATATCCCCAAGGTCATTCTCCAGTGAATGTATCAATCCTCCATACTCAAGGGCATTGTAGGTAACAAAAGATGCTTCGATTCCCATAAATTCTTCCTTCTTCTCTTCAGGAGAATTACTTATGTTTATTACGATATCATCTTTACTTATTTTATTCCTTACCAAAGACTTTATGAGCTTCTTTAAAGTCAACTCATAGTAATTGTATGTACTTGATATTACAAACTTAATCTTATTGTCTTCACTGTCCTTTAAAGGCTGATAGAAGCTCAAAATGTTTTTAACTTTATGGCCGTCTTCGAGCTTCCCAGAGTCCTCACCGCAGTAAAACAATGCCTTGCTTGTTGACAGAGAATCTATTTTAAATGAGTACTCATCGTTCTTGTTGTAAAACGCTAAACAACTATTCTCTATGTACCATCTTCCTGTAAATGCCCCCGTGACAGTTCCATCCTCTCCTATTAGGATGTTTCCCTCTGGATAAATTAAATTATCATTCTTTAATTTAATTTTAGACAAAACCAATTCCTTTCCACATAGATAACTTTTAACATTATCCTCGCTAAATGGAAAACTCTTTAAATATGACATTTATTTACCTTCTAATGTTTTGTATTCAATTTGTTGATGTTGGCCTCAGCCACGTCCTCTAATGTAAAATCAAGTTCTTTAGAAATACTTCTTAAGTTTATAACTATCATTGCAACAATGTCCTCTATTAAATCATAATCAAGACTATTGTCATTGTAAATATGTTTCATCAGGTCATCCTGAAGACTTGATGCCATTGCTACTAAATTAAAAACACAATCATTGCAATTAGACCCAGACATTTCTATTTCATCTATATCATCATAGTTCAAAGACATCTCATCCATGAGTATTGCTAAATGCCAGAGTATGCCCCCAACTTCTTCTTTGATACGTACAACATGAGCCCAAGGACTGTTTTCAATATCTACAAACGGTAACAACAGCTCTCCTACTCCTGTTACAACTCCCATTATCCCATGATTTAATCTTGTATTTACTTTTACTTCTTCTATAACAATTTCTGTTTTTATTGCTTCTTTTATATAATTATTTAAATTCATACCATCCCTTTAATAGCTTATTTCCATTCCACCGGGTGAGGAAGGCCCATTACTATTATATCTCTCCACAAAGGCGTTCGCCTTTTCACTGCTTAACAGTTTTATTGTTTTATTCTTAATTCCTTTCTCTATGTTAGTCAAAGTATCTTGAACTGCGTATCCCTTCCTTGCAGATGGCCCAGTTCCTCCTAGCATTATCAACTTAACTATCTCATTGTCAACACTGTCTACTTCCCAAATAACATCCCCAAACATATCCTCTACTGTCTTTGTTTGGGCCAATATCTTAATTCCTTTCTCAACTATAGTCATAACATCCTACCTCTTTATAATAATACAATTCTTAAAGTTATCATAAAATCTTGCATCCCCATCATCAAACTTTCCTAGTGGTACTGCAACAATATAACCCTTTTTGCACTCTTTAACAAATTGAGTCATTGCTTTTGCAAAAACAAAGAATGTAACTGTGTCAATGTCATCTGTTAAATCTACTAAGTACATCTGATTTCCAGCCTTTGAAACTTTATGCTTTATGTCAACTACTCTGCCAAATGCATATGCTTTCTTCCTGTAAATCAAATCCCCAATCCTACACCATTTCTTCTCAGCTATTGTCTCCTCGTAATCATCCAACAAAGGTGGCTTACTTAAAACCATATTAAGAGCCTCTCTTTCCAGATCATCCCATTTTTGCTCAGATTTATCCTCTACAACATCCTTCTTGTTCTTTCTTAGCTTAAAGTATTGCTCCATTACTTCTTGCTTTGTTCCAAAACAAGCAAACGCTCCCGATGATATAAGACTGTCCATTACTCTTTTGTTAACTTTGCGCTTGTTAACACGATTAAAGAAGTCCTCAACACTTGTATAATCTCCCTTGTGTTCAATTATGTTCCCTTCTTCATCCAGCACATCATTATCTCTTGTTGCTTCTATAATGTCAGAAGAATTTCCCACCATTTTAATATGCCCTAATGCAAATCGAATAGCTCCTTTTTCAATTCTGAATTTCTCGCCACTTTTATTCACACATGGAGGCAACACTTTAAAGCCCCTTCTCCTTGCGTAGTTTATATATTCCACAACAGCATTGGAAGTTCTTGTCTTTTTGGCAGGAGGAGTGTTATTAAGCAAAGAGGCAATGTATTCAATAGGATAATAATACTTAAGCCACAGCTCAACTGATGTTATAGCCCCATAAGTTATTGCATGCGATTTATTAAAAGCATATGCAGCGAATGATTCTATCAAATCAAATACTTTCTCCGACTTCTCGCCATTAATAAGGCCAACTTCCTCACACCCTTTGTTAAATTTCAATCTCATTTCAGCAACTAATTCTGGAATCTTCCGTCCACATGCTTTACGAAGCTTATTTGCCTCTCCTTTTGAAAATCCTGCTAGTTTCTGAGACAAAAGCATCATTTGCTCTTGATAAACCATTACTCCATACGTTGGGCCAAGTATGTCTTCACAACCTGGTAGCATTTCAAAATCAGCTCCATGCTTCCTCTCAGCATACTCCATATGCATTCCCATATTCTTAGGGCCTGGTCTAATCAATGATGTCACAGCAGCTATGTCGTTAATACTCTCCATTACTACTGCATCTGCTATTGGCTTGGTCTCAGGACTCTCAAACTGGAATATCCCTACTAGATCATTCTTTGATCCATATTTTATGGCCTCTCTGTCATTAATAGGAATATCATCTCTGTTTATTTTCTTGCCTTTATTCTCTTCTATGAAATTTATACAATCTGAAATTATAGATAAATTCTTAAGACTCAACAAATCAAATTTAACCAATCCAACACGACTCAATTCATGAGTTGCCATTCCCTCAGCCCATGCAGACACAACTCTGCCTGATTTTGAATCCCTAAACACAGGAATCTTTCCTTGCAAATTAAGATCAGAGATAATCATTCCCCCTGCATGCGTTGACATGTTCTTAACTTGATTTCTTATAACTTCCGCATGCGTTCTAACTTCAGGATACCTTTCAAAATACACTTTCAACTCTTCAAACTCATTTGACAACTCATCAAATGTCATGTTGTCAATAGTCTTAGTGTCAGCTTCTCCCAGTTCATTTTCAACAGATATCTTTGACAGTGGGTCCATTTTCTTTGTAACCATATTCGCCTCAGAAACATCTAACGCCAACGCACGTGCTACATCGAGAATAACAGCTCTTGTTTTATAGAGCATATAAGTTCCAATTGAGCATGTTTTCTCTTCTCCGAACTCTTTCACAATGTCTTCTTTCACTTCATCCCTTATCCTAGGATCAAAGTCTGTATCTATGTCAGGAGGGTCTGATCGTGAATAATCCAAGAATCTCTCAAAGAGCAATCCATGAGGGAGCGGATCAACATCCGTAAGGCCAAGGCAATAAGAAACCAATGATCCTGCGGCTGAATTATGAACTGCCAATCCTTCAATGTTATACGTATGCGTATTCTCAATACACAAATCATAAACGATTCCAATGTACTTCTTCTTATTTATTCTTTTTACTTTTGGCATGCTCTATAACTCCATTTTTTTGCAATGCGTCAATCCATTCCTTTAAATCTTTTTTATCCAGATTGATGCCTATTTCCTTTAAATCATTCTTCTTTAATACGACATAATCAAAACTATCTAGATAATACTTTTCTGCTGCTGATTTTTTTTCATTATATACTCCTATATCTCTAATTCTTCCTTTTATCTCATAAACTGTATTTTTTTTATTTTTATAAAAAACTTTAAAATCTGGATGATACCCAGATTCACTACCATCTGGCTTAGTGTAGTTAACAACATCCTCACATCTGTCGAAGCTTACAATTTCATCGTTTTCATCGCACCACATCAAAAACATAAGTTCCCAAGAGCTGGCATAGAATATCTTTTTGCTATCGTTTAAGAAATAGCCAGAATAATATCCATTGCCAGTTACTTTTTCCTCATACGATGGATTTCTCCAATTTGCCTTGGAAGCATCCGATATCTTCTTCCTCAGCTCATCATTGCCTTTATAAGTTTCTTTCAAAGAATTTGAAATCCTCTTCCTCATTGTTGGATCTTTCCTATATACCTCTTTCAACAAGTTAGACATTCTCGCTCTGGCCTCTGGAGTCCCTTGAGCTCTTTTTTGAGCGGCTGAATTATTTCTTTTCCACTCTTCATTATAGCTTTCTTTTCTTGTACATCTTCCACAAATTTCCAATCCCTTATTCCTTTTCCTTATAAATAAATTATTCCACATGCAATCAAAATCTTTATCGCAGTTCATGCACTTCCCATAAACTTCCCACTTTAATGATCTTGACATATTGTTACTCAGCATCAGTTCAATTGGAACAGATCCTATACTGTAGTAAATCATTCTTGTCATTGATGGATCGTATTGATTCTTCCTTCTTTCAGTTTCTTTTTCGACTAAGAATGGATGTAACCATACAGGCCATTCATTTTTATCTTTAAGTCTGCTCATTTACTTCCACTAGCTCATCGCTTTCCTTCAAAAACTGAGCTTCTACCCATTCTTCCTTTCCATTTCTTGCTACTAAGATTTTATGATCAACAGTACAAACTATTTTTTTACCATTGTCCATTTCTATCTCAATGATATCTTCCTCTATTTCATACTTATACTTATCTATAACTTTATTTACAGAACCATCATGAGAATAAACTTCCTCTCCAATTTCAACATCTTTGATCTCTTTAAATTCATCATTATTCATTAGCACTTTTGAGTTTGGAACAAAACAGCCTCTCCCATACCCAATAGACCACTCTCCATGCTTCTCTATTGTATCCTGAACGATCTTATCCATAACTAAGAAATAGTCATTCCATCCAAGCTCATCTATTATCTTAAGCTCAAACTTAGCTCTCTTTATATATTCCTTGTAATTACCCTTTTTGTTTATTTCCTTGTCAGTCATGCCAGATCTAACTTTATTCTTAAGAATATCCGCACTATCTCCAAATAGCTTAGGTAGTTTTATATCAGAGTCTAGCTCAATGTCTTCAACTGATACGGCTAGCTTATGACTATTTGTAAGAGCTTCTTCAAAAACTTCTTTTGTGAAAAATTCATCTTTGTAGTGATGATGTTCTCCCGACTGAGTTATGAACCCATCTTCATGGAGTTCTCTCATCTCTTCGGCATTCTTGTAATAAAGGTTTCTAACATCAAACTGCCAAACTTCTTCTGGAGTTGCAATTTTATCCTCAACAGTCTTTCCATCTCTAATAAGCATCAACAAGTCATGAGTCTCTGCATGTTCAGGCCTTGTGTAGTGAGAATCGCAGCTTACAACCATAGGAGCGTCAACGTACCTAGCGAATTTAACAAGCTTTTTATTTGTATCAACTTGCATTTTAAATTCAATCATTGGCAGTTCTATGTAGAAGTCATCAAAGCAATCTTTGTAAAAATTATAGATCTCTTCTGCCTTGTCTACATCGTCTGCATTCAATGCCTTAGATACTTCCCCCATTAGACATCCAGACAGTCCAATAATTCCTTTTGCATTCTCTTTTATGTATTGCTTATCAGCCCTTGGAGAATAGTAGAAGCCATTCAACTGAGCATCGTTGTGTATTTTTATTAGATTGTAAAATCCTTCTTGAGTATTGGCAAAAGTTGTCAAATGATTTGCGCTTCTGTTTGCCTTCTTTAACTCTGGGTCATCGCCTCTGTAATGTCCAATGTAAAGTTCGCAATTGTGAAGAGCTATTCCAGATATATAACTATTATCCTCTTCTACTTCGAAATTATAGACCATTCCTTTATAATTCTTTGTTTTCTTTTCCCTTATTGGCAAATAACAATAATCATCATCTGATTTAGTATATCTTGATTTATTGTCATCATAATGCCTTTTAGGCACGTCATAAGCCGTTTTCTTTCCTTCTGCTTTCGTAATAGTTGTAGAATATGATCTTCCTACAACTAACGTAACTGCATAATCCACTAAATTTGCCAACTCCCATGAAGTAGTTTTTAATACATCTGAAGACTTATTTGCATCTCCTTCAAAAATTCCATCCACTAATGATTTTAATAAATTTTTATCCAAACATAACCATTCAGAAGGAAATCTTTTATTGGCACAACCCTTCCCCAATAAGTTATCTATAAAGTTTTGCAACACAATACTGCACACATAGTAATCAGAAGCCTTACTAAATCCATCCTCACGCTCAGTATATCCAGCAAATTTCAACTCTAAATTCAACTTATCCTTACAAAATTTTCTTAAAAAGTCTATCGCATTAGAATCTATGAAATTGTTTAATGTCCATCTCATACTTCCATGATTAGTACTTCCTTCCGCAACATACAGCCCAAGGAACCTCATCCAGTCTTCATCCAATTCAATAAATCTACTTAATCCATATGAATATGACTTATGTGATTTTGTTTTTACTTTCTTTCTTACGATTCCATCTTCACACTCATTGAATATTTCTTTATCTATAAATTCTAGAATATCTAACTTCGAACTTATTTTTTCCTTAATCAAAGGCTTAACTGCATAGTGCGTCCATCTTCCATTTACAACTTCTCCCTCTGGATTTGACCAAGCATTTATTTTCTTAGGATTAAGGTCTCCAGCCTTAATCCAGTCAAACTTATAATCCCAAACTCGTTTCTTTCTCTTCCCATTAAACTCAAACTTATCATCTGATGAATAACATAATATTGGGTGCTCAGAAGTTACCCAGCATGATTTCGACCCCCAGCAGTCTATATTGTGTAAGTCGCCTTCATACTCCCTATTGAAAGTGCTTAATACTTTTTTAAATCTCCCCTTGTGAGTTAATACTAAGTCTCCAACTTTTATATCTTCTATCTTCTTTATACCATCCTTTGTAATTATTGGCTGACCTGGGCTCAAGCATCCGAATATTGGCTTTATGTTGCTCTTCTTACAAGTTGTGTACTGCTTAATCCATCCTCCTATACTTCCATGGTCAGTAACACAGCAATACGATCTCCTTTGCTCTATTAACAGTTCACTGAGCTGTTCTACAGTCCCAAGCCCATCACGAATGCTAAAGTCAGTGTGATGATGGAAATTAACAAAAGCATCAGTTGCCGATCTTAGAACTCTCTTCTTAAGTTTTTCATCAATGGAATTATACCCAGAAACGAAAGGAAGCTTATCCGTAAACTTCTTTTCAAGTTGAATAGTTATCCTTGGAGACAATGCCTTAACTTCTTTTGGCATCGACAAACCTTTTTTAGGCCATGTCTTGCATATCTCGTACTTGGATATATTAAATTCTTCTAAATACTGCCCAACATCAAAGTCTCTACTTGGTACTATAAACAATATGTCTTTAGGGAATATTATTTGTTCATCTTCTGGTGTTGAATACTGCTTGTATAACTCAATTAATTCCATCTTTATATCTCTCCTCAGTAACTCTGTATGATTTATTATATCTATATACTAAATTTATCTTTTCCAAATTCAATGAACTTTGCTCATATGAAGAAACAATCTTTGTTCCAGACATAGCATGGCCAAAGTTAAAGAACACCATAGCATCACTGTAATCAGTGACAACAGCAAATATATTTATCCTATCTTTATCACACTTGCTGTCTTTTTTAAACTTATCAGTATTTCCTAGCGTCACTGGGACAGATGTAGCTGCGAATCCTCTTGTCGATATATACTCACTAGGGAAATATTCTTCCATGTGATCATAGTTAACAATAAAAACAGGATCATCGCTTAAAATCTCAGTGCTTATCACTTTATCATAGAAAGGAGATATTCCAATCCCATTCTTTATTTGATTCAATGATTTCTGCCCTCCCTTGCACACAGCATAGGCTAATTTCCCGTAAGGTTCATTATAATCCTGCAAACTTTCATCAAATTCCATGAATTCAGGAACATTCTCTATCTCTTTGGTATTTCTTTCCCAAAACTGAACCCTCTTTGGAGGCATGTAAGCTTTTTTACGCATACCAACGAACAAAGCCCCAAACGATGACAGCTCATCTACTATTGGACAAAAATATATTGGATTGAATTTAAATTCATTTGCGATATCAGCTACTTGACTGGGAATATTGCAAACATTCCCACAAACAACTATTGCTTCATTGAAATCTTTCTCATTGTAGTCCTTTAGGTCATATGGAATTATGTTTAGACCTTTAACCCCATCAACAACTATAAAAGAAACTGTATCTATTCCATCAGACAATATTACAATAGCTCTTTTCTGAGTTGCTCCAGATAAATAATACGCACCTAGTATATATGCATAATTACTATTTACACACTCAACTTCCTTGGAATCACTATTAAAGAACACAGATCCATCATAGATTTTGTCTATTCCAATGTCTTTATAATCCTTCTTTCCTAAGTAATTAAACTTTTCTCCATCAAAACCAAATGTATTCTTGGTTTTAAAATCATATCCATACTTCATAACAACTACTCATCTTCTCTTTTTGATAAAATGTAATCCAATACTTTTGGGTTGGTATTGTTTGCCTTTGCTGACTTTATTATAACATCATATATGTCAACTGAGTTTGCTTCTAAGTCATTAACATTATCTGCAAATCCTGCTATGTCAAACTCTGGCTTCTCATAAACTTCATCAATGATACTTTTTCTAAATACTTTTTCACTCTCACCGCATTCTACATTTAAATACTTAGCTCTTTTCTTCCCATTCTTAATTTCAAACAAAAGCACTCTTGGATCTCTGTCTTTGTCAGCTTTTGTTTTTCTACATAAAGAACCTGGGTTTGCAAACAAAGTATCGTCTATCGTATGGATATCGTATCCAGTATGAAGATCCCCTGAAAGAACAATGTCAAAGTCACACTTTTCAATGCTTGAAGTTTGTATGATATCAAACATGTGAAGATCTTTAGACAACAAATGATGAGCAAGCATTATTGTTGGCTTCTCATCATCTAGATCTACTTTCACTACTTCATCAAAGTCATCCCACACATGGCAAGGATAAAGAACGCAATCTTCCAATTCCATTCTCTCCCATATAACATGGAAATTATCACAGTGTTTCTGAACGAACCCAAAGGCTGACTGGTCATACGTGTTTGGATTATATCCCCTTAAGTCATGCTGCCCAACTATACAGTAAGTCTCTAATGGAGATTCTGATATTATCTCTATGCACTCAGAAATAATATCATAACTATAAATCTTATGAGTATCGAAGAAATCCCCTCCGAAAAGAACAATGTCGCACTTCTTTTCCGATGCCAACCTATAGGTCTCTCTTAGCTTCTCAATTATCGCTCTTGGGTAGTCATCTATCCTGTTTCTTGGATTTTGCCCTGAAACATGAATATCCGTATAAAACAATCCTCTCATAAATCTCCTTTCAAAGAAGAAATTATCCTAGTAAGCCTTTCTTCTTCTTGTTTTTTATATTTTCAATCTTCTCTTTATTGGCTGATTCTTTCTTTCTCTTTTCTAATTCTTCTTCGAGATCATCATATACATAATCTCTTCTACTTCTTAATGGCTGTTCCATAAAACTCTCCTTTTACATAAAGGAGAGTTTATAAATATTTTTTTATCTCTTCTACTCTTCCTTCGACGTTTAAGTCTGAGCCAATCTTATTGTTTTTATCCAAAAGATCAAAACTCAATCCCCAGTCAACAAGCAATCCTATTTGCGCTTCATGTATTAGCAACTGATAATGAGGATTTATAGTTCTTGCTAGATTGTTTCTCCTTAAATCTATTCCCGCCCAAGGGCAAACGAACAAATGAGTATAGCTCTTAGCATGTTCTTTGCACATTTCTAGTATTTCACTTAATTTCTTTGGGTCAGAGTTTTTCATTTCTACCAACGCATACGTTGCAACGTCAACGGATGTTCTGTCAGTTATAAAACTAGAATGCTTTGACTCTCTTTCGATTAACAAATTCATTATTTCTTCTTGCCTTTGACCCTGAGCAATAAACTTCTCAACTTGAATACCATGGTCATATCCATCTCTCTTTAGTATTCCAGCAGTTATTGCTCTAGATGCTAAAAAATCACATTCCAAATCCTCAGCAAGCCTAAATCCTGTCAGTGTCTTGCCAGATCCGCCACTACCCATTATTCCAATTTTCATTTTATTTTATTTCCCATATTTTTAAACATCCTTCTGGAGCCAATCTTTCAATTTCTACCTCTCTGTCAAATATAAAAGATAGCTCTTCTTCCCCTATTAGACCACGATCTACTAAGACACTCAAAAATCTTCCCATTGCCTTCTCGTCCAAATGCTGTGATCCAAAATTTTCAACAGTAGTATTCCATCCGCTGTCAAAAGACCATCTTTTTACAAGTATATTCATCGCACAAAGAATTCTGGAGATAAATCTTCTAAGTAAAACCTTACATTTTCTTCATTCACTTCTCCATAATTATTTTCGCCACTTACACGATCTATATCACACGTGCATGTTTCTGTAGCATAGCACACCCTGCATACATTCCTAGTGCTAAACCAACTTATATACATATCATCCACTATCACATAGCAAACTGCATTAGTGGATGTAACTGTGGCAGTTGGAGTAAATCCATATTTATCAATAGAATTAGGAATTTTTAAAAGCTTTATTTCACCATTAGACCATTTCTCATTATTCCATCTTTTAAATTCATCTTTGCCTTTCCAAGTCATCATTACACATACCTCCTTGTCACACTGAAGATACTCCTTTTCCCATTCATTCTCATTAAGATAATTCTTGCAATGCACAGAACTACCCCAGTCATCCATAGTCCGCAAATCCTCATTGTACTTAGTCATAATGGCCTCTCCAAGATAACTCCAACATCAGGCATGCTACTAATCACTTTCTTTATCTTAAATCCGTATTTCATAAAAAGTTCCGTATATATCCAGTCTAAGTAAATAGTTTCTTTCTGATGCTTGTAAGTTCTTCCTACGACACAAACAGAATTCGCCTTAGAAGCCAGTTTAACGCACTTCTCAAGCTCTTTCCTGTATTTATCTAAGTCAGAGTTGAGAGCCAGCTCTTCTTCGCTTGTAGAGAATGGATCTGATCCAAAATAAGAAGGATGAAAAACGACTCCTTGGAAATCCTCTGGACAACCCGTAAGAGAATTTAACTTCCAAGCTCTGCTGTCAGTAGCAGCTATATCATATGCTACAAGATTTAAATCAAATTTTTTACATAAATCAAATGTCTTAACTACATTTACTCCTGCAAATGGTTCCCAAACTGTATCGCCTGAGCTTAACGTCTTAAAGTATAAGTAAGTTATACCTGGGTTTACCTCTCCCTCATATTGATTGTGATCCAACTCAGGAGCTTTCGTCATGCTCATCTTTAAATTAGTATATTCAAACGGTGGTCTTTTCACATCAATCTCCAAGCATCTCTAATTAGCGTCTTGAATCCAAATCCTTCTAGGAAACCAACTATGTCTTTAGTACTATACTCTTTTGAAAACTTTGTCTTTGGTATTTCTGAAATATAATCCATTTGTTTTAAGGAATAAGCCAAATCTAATCTTTCTCTCGAATCTAAAAACACTTGTTCCTTCTTAGAAAGTTTTTCCTGCTTGGATAAGAAGCTTCTTATCTCTTCTACACTTCCATGCTCTTGCACGTATTTCATTGCTGTCTTTGGCCCCCATCCACTGACACCATGTATGTTGTCAGAACTATCTCCCATTATAGCGCCATAGTCAACCCAAAGATTAGGCTCGAATCCATACTCTTGAGTAAACCTTGACTGAGTCCATAGTATTTTCTTCATTGGGTCAAATACTTTCACTTCATTACTTATCATCTGCAAGTAATCTTGATCCGAGGTCACAGCGATTGACTGACCTCCTCTCTCTCTGTTCTTTAAGGCATAAGAATAAATAACATCATCCGCCTCAACTCCCTTGATCTTTACCTGTAGTATTCTACAAAACTCCAATCCTTCTCTTATTTGATCCATTTGAGCAAATATATTCTCAAGATCCTCAGATATATCCCCTCCAGAAGGCCTGTTTGCTTTATATCCACTGGGAATTATTCCACTCTCCACACCTTCAGATGCTTCTTTCTTTCTTCTTGCACTGCCGCCATGATCCCAAGCTATAACGCAAATATAATCACCATTGTCATATTTGCGTCTTAGGCCAATAAGACTTTTAAAGAACCCATAAAGGCAAGCTATGTTGGCTCCCTTATAGTCCATATTCTTATTGGCCCAATAAACTCTATGAGCTAAGTTATTACCATCAATCAACAGTAATTTCTTAATCCTAGACATCGTCTACTCCTACTTCAACGCTATCTCCCTCTGCCACTGGCTTTCTTACCACAGCAGGAGATTCTTCGCTTTTAACCTTTTTTAGCTTTTTTAACGTCTTAGGCTCAACAGACTTAGGCGCTTCAACTACTTCTTTAGCCTCCTTAATATCTCCAGCGGCTTGAGTTGCCTTCTCAAGTTCATTGAAAAGATCTACATCCTCTCTGAGCATTTCCAATACATTATATCTCCCCTGTATCTTAAACACTTCTCCATAGGCAAACCATCCACCCGTCTTTTTGATGAGCTTCTTTTGAAGTGCCATGTCAAAGACTCCTGCAACTAAATCAAACCCGTACCCATACACGATTGAAACATCTGCTACTTTAAAAGGAGGTGCAGTCTTGTTCTTCTCTACGCTGAGCTTCGTCTTGCTTGAGACTATATCGTCTCCATCTTTCTCAACTCCTACTTTTGCAATCTTAACTCGAACCGACATGTGATGTTTGATAGCTCTACCACCTGGTGTTCCAGTTTTAGCGCCATAAGTCACACCAATTTTTTCTCTCATCTGATTTGTCCAGAAAACTGTTGTTCCTGACTTCGCTGCAAGCCCTGTAAGCATCTTCATTGAAGATGTCATAACTCTTGCCAAAGTTGCAACATGAGAGTCTCCAATCTCTCCGTTAAGCTCTGCCTGTGGACACATGGCAGCGATAGAGTCAACTACAACAAACTTAACGCCATAGGATATTAGATCTCTCAATATCCCCATTGCTTCTTCTGCTGATTCTGGCTGAGATATTAACAGCTCATCTGTCTTTACTCCTAGGGCTTTTGCATACTCTGGATCAAAACTAAATTCTGTATCTATCATAGCTACTACATCAGAAGGGAATTTCTTTTGAAACTCAGAAATTGCATGTAAGCATGTTGTAGTCTTACCGCCTGACTCTGGGCCATAAAGCTCTATGAATCTTCCAATTGGCCATCCGCCACCAAGAGCAACATCCAACTTTGGATGACCGCTTGGAAATCTCTCTATTGTCAATTGAGATCCGCCCATGCACTGTATCGACTCTGACTTTGTTTTATTTATAGCTCCACAAATCTTATCTAATCTTTCTTTCTTTTTCTTATCCATTGCACTCATTTCCATTTTAAATCCTCACTGAGTAAAAAAAAAGAGAGGCTTTTCGAGCCTCTCCTCTTTTTATATATTAACACCTGCTTCTTTAGCACAAGCATTTCTACCACCACACGCAACACACTCTGGATGTTTTGGCTCTATTTCTCCGAAACAGTCAAATTCACTTGAGTCGCATGTATCGTCTCCCATGAATTGACTGCCCTTCTCTTCAATTACTTTTTTTTTGAGATAGCTCTTCGCTTAGGTTTGACTTCTTCTTCCTCTTCTTCTTCCTCTTCTTCTTCGTCATCCCACTCGTCGGCCACTTCTTCAACTTCAACTTTTTCCTTGCGGACAGTCTTCTTAGGCGTTTCTTCTGCAACTTCCTCTTCGACTTCTTCAACTACTTCAGCAGCCACTTCCTCAACTTCTTCGACTTCCTCTTCGACTTCTTCATCAGAAGTGCCTTCATAATCTTCAATCATATCTACAAGATCAGATCTTAGAGACTCATAAATAGAAGCTTGATCAGTCTGACGACCACATATTGCCTTAAGATCATGAGGAGTTATTGCCAACTCTTCAGGAGTTAAAGGAGTTTGCTTGATCTGCAACCCATCCAAAACAGCATTTGCTGAATACACGGGTCTTATTCCATTGTGGCCTTTGTTCACTGAAATGTCAATTCCTTTCTCAGCATCTGTCAAGTCGAACTGCAACTGCTCAAAGATATTATCAATATCCTTAAAAGCTTCCATTCCCACTGATGCAATCTTCAATCCAAGAACTTGTTCCTGATTTCCACTGTCATCCACTTTAGTCACATAAGGATCTGCTCTGTCGAAGATATTCCACTTCAAACCAACTCTTGCATTAGAGCTTTTTCTTAAGTCATCAAGATATGCCTTATCATCGTCATCAACTTCATGGTTTCCACCATAAAGGATATCTCTAGAAATTTTATTAAGCTTACAAACTACGCAACCACCGTCAATTTCTTCTTCAGTCTCCAGATCGTAATTTGCACAATTAATTACCTGAGGAAGCTTATTTTCCCCTTGAAACTTTTCCATTGCACAAAAACCTTTAGATTTCATCTTTTGATTTGGCGCAATAAAGTGAGTTCTTACTTCCGTAAATTCACCTACGAATCTTAGAACGTTATCACCATCTTTCCAACTATGGAAAATGCCTTTAATTCTTGAGCCATCGTTCTGTCCGCCTTTCTTCGCATTTTTCTTACGAAATCTATCCATCTTTTCTTCTAGTCTGCTTTTAATAGCCATTATTTTTTGCCTTTTACTTTTTTGTTTGTTTGTTTTGTTTGTTCATATATATTATATGAGGTTTTTATCATAATTTTAAAGAATTAATCGTTTTCTTTAAACTTTTTTGCTCTTTCCTTGAAACTCTTCCTACTTGAGCTCGAATTACCGCTAGGCTTCTTCCAAGCTTTAGGTTCAGAATTGTTATCCGCACCTGAATTCAACTGCGCTTGTGATTTAGCACTGTCACTTATATTATACATATCCTCCTCTTTAATTTTAATGTATTCTCTGATTGAATGCGACTTTTGCAGCCAAGCTTCATACCAAATATTAATATTATCTCTTCTCTCTTGCAAGGAGTCTAAATTATCCTCCCACACATCTATCTCATCTCTATTGTCAATAACATACTTAGAGTCTATGTCTGATATAGTAGACTTATCACCAGAAAGCTTTAACTTCCCCTTTGCAACGCTTTTCTTTCCTATCTGCCAAAGTTCATAATTCCTCTTCAGTCTAGCAAACTCCCTGTCTGCTGCTTTTTTCATACTACCAAAATAAGCAACTCCTGCGGGTTGCATCCTAAGATGCGTTTCCAAATCATAATCCTTAACGTCCAAAAGACTTGGATCGCAATCTTCCAACTTAACTCCATACTTATCCGATCCTGCTATTAAATCTATAGCACGATCTATCCCATCACCTAAATCCATATTAACAACTCCCTTCTGTTCTCTGAATCCTCTTGACCTCTACTGCAAAGTCAGATAAACTTATTTTCCTGTTTGTATATTCTACAATGAAATTTGCTAAAGTTTTTGCTTTTTCTTTATCTTTGTCTTTATATACTCTTATTAACTCTCTTGCCTTTTCCAAAACATTAGACGACATTAGGTCATCATTTGTTTTTTTCTTTCTCTTCTTTATTACTCCAGCGTGTTCAACTTTAAAAGCTTGCAAGAAATACCCTGAAGACAATCCCTTTATACTTGGAGCTTGAAGCTTTTTATTGGCAGGTAAGTAATCATCAAAATACCAATTTACATACTCTTCAAAGGAAGAATTCATACCCTCTAGCTTGGCCGATAAAGTACTTGCCGATTTCATATCTATGCTCGTTATCTGTATGTCGTATTCAACATCATAGTATTGATAATACTTAGTTTTGAATAGAGATATAAATTGAGCCTTGTCAGTAGTTACTTTCTTCCTAAACCTACTTTTCCCTATCCCCGTATTTTCATTGTTTATCTTGCGATCTATTGCCTTTGTGAGAAGGTCTACGCAGTTTGCTATATTTGGATCATCCAAAACTCTCAACAGCTCTGCATCCTGTACTAACCTCATCTTAAACATTAAGTATTTATCTTTAGGTACTGAAATTCTTTCAATGTTTGCCATCATCTTCCTCAATGTATTTTCTTATTCTTTTAATCAATTCCTCATCGTCATCAAACAACAGTGAGAATAAACAATCTGACCTGTTGGCCCTTCTAAACATTTCTATCGCACTTGACTTTATGTAAGAATCTTCTGAGTCTAACAACGCTACTACTTCTTCTAAAGATTCTTTACTTTTTGAGAGCTGTGTCATTATAGTCAGAAGGACTTGTTTATCCTTCTCTTTCAAGGCCATTTGTACTAAAAGAGATGTGTTTCCCTTCTGCCCTATTATCTCAACTGCGTACTTCCTAATAAAATCATTTTTGTTATCCAAGAACTGCTCTATCTCAGCAACATCAACAATTTTACACTTTAAAATGTTATTGACATGCCTGATAGTAATCATACCTAACTTCATTGCACCTACACATGAATTCACAGCTCTTTCCGAATAACTCATTTAATCAATTTCTCTATTAATTCCTTTAGTTCATAATCGCTCATTATAATAATACTATCAGCATTCTCTTTAATATCATCAATGTCACGTATGTCCATATTATACAGCCATTCTGCTAGGTTTTTTCCAATTCCATCAATTTTACACAAATCTACCAAATCAGCTCTTACTTGATACCTAACTCTCAACTCCAATTCTTCGAAATACTCCGCCATTCCCCACTTTGCACAATGCTTATCCAAATGCATAAGTGCTTGATGAGTTCTGCCATAGTTCTTTTTTATATCCCCCATTATTCCGCCTGCCGCCCTTACTCTAGGGCCTCCAATCAGAGTCCAATATGGGAAAGCGCTTACATTGTTAGAATGTTCCCACTCAAACCCTCCAGCCTCTACGCTTGACTTAAAGTCTGATATTATTCCTAGGTCATTTTTTACATTATACCATGACTTCTGAAGAGGGACATCAGCCAACGACCACACAGTTGCAATATCATCATACTGCATTCCTTGATCAAATAGAAGAGTGAAGTTCTTCTTCCAAGTATATACCACATTAGGTGTGAAATAAAACTTTGCTGCTATTCTACCCAAGTTAGTATTGCAGACTTTATTCCCATTCAACCTTATAGCATTTATTCCTACTAAAAAATTAAGCAAATGCTTTAAGTTGAGCGGATTCCCCTGAAATGAGCTAAAGCTTCTTGAATACCATTTCTCTATGTCATCAATGCTACGAATGAATCCGTTTTCAATGTCTGCAACTATGTGAAATGAAAGCTCATCTATTGTATTTATCTGAGAATTAACCAGAAGATCTCTATCTGAATCAATCTTCTCCTTTATATACTCAATGCTGTCATTCTCCAATACTACATCAGCATATGCAACTTCTTCATTCTGATTCCTACCTCCTCTTCCTATCATCTGCTTAAGTTCTGAGACAGGAACTTCCTTTCCGGCTCGCATGATGTCTGTAATTATAATTCTATTCTGCACTTTATTACCTTGATCTATAAATTAACACCAGCGGAAAGAGTAGATGTGCTTACAAGAACGTCTAATCCAGAATTTGGATCTTTGAACTTCTTCTCTATTTCTTTCTTTTTTGCTTTAGAGAGAGAGCTGTTGTGGAAAGCGCACCTTATTGGAAGCTTAGAAGCAACTATACTTTTTATTATGCTGTTTCCAGTTACTTTGGAGTGGACAAATACAACTAGCTTTTCTCCTTGATAATCTTTAATCAACTCTAAAACCATATTTATCTTTTTTTCTTCACGTCCATAGCCGTCACAATAGTCAAAAGCATGATAACTAACTTCCATCACGCATGGTCGCCAGCTACTCTTAATATGCTTTGTCGCTTTTCCGTTTAAATGCTTAATCCATTTTGCCATTTCCAATGAATTAGTCATCGTGGCAGACAACAATATAACTCTTATCGATGGATTGATTTGAGTCAAGCGCATCATGAGGGCCTCCAACTTGCTCCCACGCCTTTCTATGCCAAGCATATGGGCTTCGTCCACTACGATGCATTCTACGTCCTTAAGCCAGTCCCAATGAGATTTACTTCTAGTCTTAGCATCTAAGGATTCAGTTGTCATTATCATTATTCTACTTTTCTCAAAGTCTTCCAATTTAGAAGAATAATCACTAGTGTCTAGTTTGAATTTAAACTTCTTGCCAAACTGAGGATCTTGATGCCAAGAGGCATATTTCTCTTCAGAGATACTTTTATAAGGAGATGTGTAAATTACTTTAGACTTTTTATTCCTATTTAAATGATACCCAAACGCACACTCGGCAAGGGCTGTTTTGCCCACTGCCGTGTTAAAAGCTATTACTAAGTTTATATCCTTATCTAAGAATGGAACTACTGCTTCTTGCGCTTTGTTGAATGATTCAAATGGAAGTTTATAGTGCTTATACTCACTAGTCTTCATAATCAACGAGCATATCTTTTTTCAAAACTGCTGCATCTTCTTTGTTCTCGAATGGCTTATAATTCGTCTTCTCTCCACTCTTTGACAACTGCACATTTCCAGATGCCTTTGAATAAGCGACAATCATATTGCTCCTGCCAAAGAAATAAAGCGCTAGCTTTGCTGAATCTTTTTGCTCATTTAAGTTAATCTTTGATTCTAATTCCAATAAGGCCGCATCAAAGAATGAGTTTCCTGTAACGTTTGGAACTTCTTTAATTTCAACTTTTTGAACTTCTTTAATCTCAACTTTTGGAACTTCTTTGACTTCAACTTTTGGAACTTCTTTGACTTCAACTTTTGGAACTTCTTTGACTTCGGCCTTAGGCTCTTCTTTCTTCTTCGTATACTTCCTCTTAACTGAAGGACTCTTTTTCTTGACTTCAGGTTTTTCTTCCTCATCTGAAGAATCAGCAAGCTCTCTGCTCGCTGTATTTTTACTGCACTGTTCCACAACAAAGCATGTCTTACACTCTCTTGCTATCTTATCGTAATGCCCAAAGCAGCTACCTGGTTGGATGTTGTCTATTGCTTTCTTTAATTCTTTGTCGCTCATTATAGTGTCCTCACTTAAAATGCTTTTTAAATATTGGAACTATATGCTCTTTATAAAACACATAGCAATTCATATAGTTAATTTCTTCTTTTGGATTCTCTAGCATGTAATTACCCCATGCCTCTTCACTCATTCCAAGCTTCTTTCTCTTAATGTCATTTGCTCTTCTAGTTATCTTTGCAATGCAGAAGTTATCAGGAAGGCTATGATTGCATTCCCTACTGTCTCCAAACATAGCCTCGATTATTATTTCTTGCTTTGGGAAGTTTAAACTTATTCCCTTTACAACATGCTTAATTGCATCAGACAGATGCTCATTTGTGTTCTTTTCCTCTATCTTGTTATATGTTTCTTCGCCATTTGTATCCAATGGCTCATATATCTTCTTCTTCTTTAAATAATCACCATTTAAAACATTCTTACATACCTTCCATGCCCACGTAGAGAATGATGCCTTGTTCATGTCGAATGTGTATAGTTTTTCCCATATTCTCTTTAAACAGATCTGAGTTAGGTCATCAAAATCTGATCTGTGATTCGCATAAGAAAATGCATTCTTATAAACTAACTTTATTATTCCATCATATAAAGCTGTCTGTCCATCAAATTTTAATCTTTTATACTTTTTGTTGACATTGACCATATCATCTGCTACAGCTGTAGCTAAGAAATTGAGGTCTTTTCTTACGGGTGATCTCTTTGTGATAGGTTTACGAATTACTACCACTGGGACTCTAACAATTTTTTCCATACTACTCCTTAATTCGATTGTCATATAGACAACCTATAGCCTTTTATGCCTTTGATTTTTGCCTGTTTGCTCTAATAAACTAACTCTAAAATTACTCATTATCAAATAATTTAGCATTCTTTATGTACTTTTTTAATTCTTCGCAATTTAAGTTCTTTGGGTCTAGATGTTCTGGCAGCTTTGCAACGTACACATCCTGATGTTTACATATTATTTTAGCTATCTTATCAGAGGCTCTTTGACCCGCTATATCCCCATCTAACATTATAACTACCTTCTTTGGAGACTTTTCAAAAATCAATGTGAAATGATCGTCACTCATATAAGTTCCGAATAAAGATACAACATTTTTAATGCCTTCTTGAGTTAACTTCATCACTTCTCTTGCTCCCTCGCATATAACAAGTACATCTGCCCTGTCTTCAACGTCATCATGTCCAAACAGCAACTTCCCAGACTTGAATCCTTTCGGATATAAAACTTTTCTATAAGCCTTAGGATCTTTGCTTGGATTTCTCTTCTTCCAATAATCTATCCCCTTTACGTCTATAGCACAGAATCCTTTCAACTCTCCTTCCATAAAACAGGGAAGTATAACTCTGTTTATATAGAAGCCCCATGTTCTTTGAAATATTTTATAACGATCTACAGTTTCTTTTGTTATGTTAGTTGGAGTCTTCTTAGGTGGATTCATAAAGTAATCATACCCACTCTGCAACACGACAGGCTTTTCTAAATCCTTTCTGATGTCATCTAACTTCATTATTGACTCGCCTTCCTCTTTCTCATTCGCAGCATTAATCTTCATTCTGAGCTTCATCTGCTTCATCTGAAGGCGATCAATGCTTCTCCCCATTATCCATCTAGTGGCTTCTTTGAAGTCACACTTCCTCAATCTAGCCACTGTATATACAAGATTACTGCCTCGGCCCTCAGTATGGCAGAAAGTCTCTCCTGTTTTCTTATTGACATGCCAATAAGGATGAGAAGGCTCTTTCTTGACGTAGTGATAATGATCAGGACAATAACTAACGACCTGATCTCCCTTTACGTGATCTACATTCACTCCAAGGCGCTCCAACACTTCCACTACATCAATATTTGGCATTAACCAAGAAATGTCAGAGTAATCATCCTCATCCTTTGCTCTATCTTTGTATAGTTTTTTCAATTTTAACCCTTGAAGTATCTACGTCTCTTTGAAGAATCATAAGACGTGAAGTTCTCATCAGCGCTCTCATCCCCTTCGATGAAGTCAAATGACTCTGTGATCGTTAAATCCGCTCTGTAAGCCTCAGCAAGCACTATTGCTTCCTTAGTCATAGGCTTACTAGAGTATGAATCAAAGCAAGTTGACAAACAATGCATTATTCTATCAAATGTTCCTTCGTCGCACTCTTGCTTTCTGTTAAGCATCTTCCACGCAGTAAAAACTCTATTTGTAGTTAAGGTTTTTATCCCCGACAAAGCACCTCTGACAGTCTCTACTGGAATTAAGTTCTCAAATACATACGCATCAACTGATCCAATCTTATGCATCATAGCAGATACAAGAAGAATTGCCTTTTCGTTGCTCTCAAGACTATAATTGGAAGCTATCACTTCTGCCATCTTTGCGACATTCGCTGTCTGCTTCAACAAACCAGCTTCTCTTCCATAGTAAGATTTCCCACTACTAGGAGACTTTACAAATTTATTAAAGAATTTTGACTTGTTGAATATCTCCCTCGCAATGAGAATAGGAGTCTCATTCCCAGAATCTTCACACAACGCCTCAACTGTTTCAATCAATTCATCGAAAGACTCCGTATCTTCATCGAAAGAATCTGATTTAAGGATATAATTCTCCAAGTTCTCTGGAGAATCCTCTGGATCTATTCTCTGTATTACTATTTGAGGTCTATCTAAATACTCCTCAGTATTTGCCGACATGTCAACATAGGTCTTACTCTCAATTTCATTTGAAACTCCCCAGTATCTGGCGAAAGCCGATCCTGATTTGTCTCTTAACGTGAAATCAGAATATCTATTTCCATTCTTTGCAAGCTTTATGTCTATTCTTTCCACATAATAAACACCAGAGAACGTATCTCCAACTTCAACATGTTTGATGAATTGATGCTCAGCTGCGCCTTTTGATTTCTTTGTCACTGTTTCCATTGTAATACCTTTAATTTTCCATAATTGATTTAAGCAATTTACTTATAATACAGTAAATAAATTGCTTTTTTAAAATCAATTAGCTTTTAATTCAATTATTTTCTTTGGCTTTTCTTCCAAGAGTTCTTTTTCTTTCGCTCTGATATCTCTCTTTGAGCCTTTTCAAACGCATCATCCTTTTCCTTCTCGGCTTTAGGGTCTTCAGGGGCTTCCACTTCAACAGTTTCATCATTAAGATCGTCTAGAACTTTTTGAGCTTCTGCTTTGGCTTCATCAGCCTCTGACACTGCGTTTGGATCTGATGAGGTAGTTAGAGCTGTTGGCAATGGCACTGCCTCTTCAACAACTTCGCCAGTTTGAACTATCTGCCGACATCTAAACACAAAGTTAGGCCCATCTCGATTCTTACATATATTTACATTCCAGAACCAATCTCTTTGCCATTCTTCCCTGCTTGTCTGAGAGTGATCCTGCCCATCTTGAGTTACTACTGTCAATGTATTTGTATGGTGGACCTTTCCCTTACTTCCATATACATCCATATTACTCGCCTGCTTTCCCTTATCCTGTTTCTCCTTAAGGGCTGTTGCTCCCTGAGTGGCAGTGATAATAGGAATGTTTAACACTCTCGTTAATTCCTTTATGTCTGCTGCTGATTTTGCCTGTTCATCAAACTCAGACCATGCCTGCTCTATAGGCTTCATTCTATCTAAGTAGTCAAGAACAACCATATGTATAGTAATTCCTCTCTGCTTAAGTTCCCTTACTGCATTTTCAATTTCCAATGCATTGCAGTAAGCAGGTATCTCTTTTACATACAGCCTTCCCATACCAGGGTCTGCTTTCAGTCTTTCTATTTCAGCCTTCCAAGCATTACGATCAATATCTGAGATTGATGCTCTTTTAAAATCATCATATGGAATCCCTGTAAACAGAGCATCGTACTTCATCTCAACTTGCTCTTTACTCTCTTCGTTTGTCACATGAAGCACATTCTTTTGATAATTATTCACAATAACGCCTTTAGCCATGGCTTTGAGAATAGTTGACTTACCAACTCCCGTACATGCTGCAAATAAACTTTTTTCATTCGGGAAGAATCCCCCAACTAACTTGTCAAACTTAGTAAATCCAGTCCTAAGCCCTAGGTACTTCTCTGGATGCGCCTTCTTGTCTGTTATTATCTCATCCCTTGGGTTATACACTTCAAAGTCAGAGGTGGCCTTTTGTTCAACTATACTTCCTACATTCATTGCTTTCTTCTTAAGCAACGCTATAGCGTCTTCTACATTATCCTTTTCTATTAAGTCATAAACTTCATTGATTATTTCTACGCCTTGCTCCTTTAAATGATCTCTCTTTAAAAGATCTTTCAAAGCATCTGCGTTTGCTGAAACAACTATCTTTTTTATTGCCGACCATTCTGCAAGATAGTACTTCTGATCGCTCTTAGATACTTTGTTTATAATAGCATCTTTTACTAAGTTATCATCTAGAGTACTCTTATTCTTCTTAAAGATGTTATACCCTAAGTCGAATAAAAACTTCCTCTCATCACACGTCATCCACTCTGCATTGCTTGTGTTGTAGTGTATTCTTGCAACATACGGTTGCGTAAGCAAAAGATTCAAAAATGATCTTTGTATTTCATCTGACATACTCATAATATCTCCAATACCTCCTTCTTATTCATACTTATAACTC